ATCCGGTACCGGCAAATCACGCATCATACTCCAGAACCATTCACTGTTGAAGCAGTCGTGGGCGGCCATGGCGAAGTAGGTCTCCGTCCGCTTCTTCAGCCGCCGCAGATAGCCCTCCTCAAAATATCGTGCCGCCACAGCGAAGTGCTGGATACCCAGGGGGATACTGAAAGCAGCCACCAGATAGCGTAAGAAAAATTCCCGAGCAGGCGAATCCAGCTTCAGCAGATCGTTGTGGGAGGCTGGGGAAAACAGCACCTCCAAAGTGTGTAACTCCTGCCCTTTGTCCATCAGGCTGTATGGCGGACAGCGCCACAGGGCGTCCAACAGCTTCTCCAGAGAGGTGCGGGTCCCGTCCAGCAGTTTGATAAATTCACTCCGCCCGACCAAGGCCAGGGCCTTCACCTGATGGCTGATGGCCCCGCCGTGGGTGACCAGCTCCCGCATAGTCTCCTCGGGAACATTCAACAGTTCGGCGGCAAAGTGGCCGGTCGGGTAGACAGTCTCGTTGAAAAAGATCTGATCCCGCCAGACATCCATTATCAGATGCAGGAAATTGTTGTTCTGCCTGCTTCCCAGTGGCATAGGGCCACCCCCTCTGTCCTATATCTGTTTTCTGCCTGTCTTACGATATTCTCATTTTATCAAAATACCCCCAATAATCAAGTGAAAGGAAAAACTCCTTTCGAGAAAGGCGCTCACTGCGGTGGGCGCCTTTTTCATACTCAGAACAAAGGAGGAATGATTCATGAACAAAAATATCCTGCCGCTTCGCACGGTGGATGGAGCGGCCCTGATGAGCCAGCCCCTGCGTCCGCCCAATTTTGTGGTGGACACCCTGCTTGCGCAGGGCCTGCACATCCTGGCAGGCTCCCCAAAGGTGGGCAAGTCTTGGCTGGCTCTGTGGCTGTCCGTCATGGTGGCCAAGGGCGAACTGGTCTGGGGGATGTCCGTGAAGCAAGGCACCACCCTCTATCTCTGCTTGGAGGATTCCGTTCTCCGCATCCAGAACCGGCTCTTTGAGATCACGGAGGACGCACCAAGCAGCGTCCACTTCTGCACGGAGTGCGACCTCATTGGACAGGGGCTGGAGGAGCAGGTGGAAACATTCCTCACTGCCCACCCGGACACGGTACTGGTCATCATCGACACGCTGCAGATGGTCCGTCCGGCTCGCGACGCAACCTACGCCAACGACTACCGAGACCTCTCTGCTCTAAAGCGGATCGCGGATGCCCACGGCATCGCTATCCTGCTGATCCATCATCTGCGGAAGGAAACAGCTGACGATGTGTTCAATCGCATCTCCGGCACCACCGCCATCAGCGGTGCGGTGGATTCCAGCTTCACGCTGGTGGAGGAACGGCGGGGCAGCGGCAGGGCGAAGCTCTCCTGTATTGGCCGTGACATTGAATATCGGGAACTGACGCTGGAGCGCAACGGTGAAAATGTGTGGGAGCTGGTGTCGGACAGCCGGACACAGCCGGAGCTGCTGGGCGACCGCATCGTCTATCTTCTCTCCGAACTGATGCGTGACCGAACCGAATTTATCGGCACTCCCACGGATCTGTCTGAACGAATCGACCCTGTGGGCGTGGAGCGCATCTCGCCCAAGAAGGTGTCCCGACAGATCCTGCAAAACCTTGACGCACTAAGCAAAATCGGCATTTCCGTTGTGGTGCGCCGCAGCAACGGAAAGCGGCTTATCGGGCTGCGCCGTGCCGGAAGTGACGATACCCAGGGTGTCCCGGCGGTCGACCCTGTTGACCCTGCCGGGGCGCTGTGCGGCGATTTGCGGGCGATTTCCGAGTATGGCGAGTAAACCCCCGCAAAGCAAGAAAAACGCCGTGTTGGGCCGTTTGTGGCCGAAGGAGGAGTGCGGGTGTTCGGCTCGGGAGAATCACCTCCTTGGAGGTGGCCAGCATCGCGTTTGTCTGGTCACCGGCACAGCCGCCGCCCGTCTTCCGCTTGTTTGCGGGGCGCTGCCCCACACCCCATTTTTACGAAAGACTGGAGGAAACCACATGAAAAAAGATATCAAATTCAGCACCCGGATGGCATCCGAAGACCGGGAGGCCATCAAGAAATTGGCGAAACGCTCCGGGATGTCCATGAGCGATTATGTGACGGCCAGCTGTCTGGGAAAGCAGGTAGTGGTCGTCGATGGACTGAAAGAAGTGCTCAAGGAGCTGAAGTCCATCGGCAGAAATCTGAATCAGCTTGTCACCCTGGCGCACATGGGGCGCGTCACGGTGATCAATCTGGACAGTGTGCACCAGGCGTTCTCTGAACTCTGTGCTGCTGTCCGGTTGATCCTGGAACGAAAGCGGTGGTGAGAAATGGCGATCATCAGCTTCACCAATTATAAGCGGGGCCAGACCACCGGGTGCATAGGAGCTGTGATGCGGTACACCATGCAGAACAAGAAAACCGAGTGTGACGGTCAACAGTTGGTCACAGGCATCAACTGCCAGCCGGAATCTGTCTACGCGGACTTCATGACCACCAAGCGGCTGCATCACAAAACGGATGGCGTACTGTTCTACCACATGGTGCAGAGCTTCCCGAAAGGTGAAGCGGTCGACCCGGTCACCGCTCATGCAGCGGCATTGAAGCTGGCTGAGTACTATGAGGGCTATGAAGTCCTGGTCTGCACCCACACAGACCGGGAACACATCCATTCTCACTTTCTCATCAACTCGGTCAACTTCGATACGGGAAAGAAACTGCACATCGCAAAGGAGCAGCTCCAGGAACTGCGGCAGCGCAACGACCAGGTCTGCATAGAATTTTCTCTTCCTGTGTTCCAGCCCAAGGACAGGAGGCGGAAAAACAAGACCATGACGATCGGTGAGTATCACACTGCGGCCCGTGGCCAGAGCAAGAAGCTGCAGCTCATGAATCTCATCAACGACTGCATGCGCCACGCTTCCAGCCGGGAGGAGTTCATTGCACTGATGGAGAGCGAGGGCTATAGGGTTCGCTGGGAGGAATCCCGGCGGAACATCACCTACACCACGCCAAGCGGCTGGCGGTGCCGTGACCGCTTGCTGTTCGGGGACAAATATCTGAAGGAGAAGATGGAATATGAATTCAGGATTAGAAAAGAAATTATCTATGGACGAACTGTTGGAAAAGAACCGTCCCGCGCAGATGGTACAGACCACGCCGCAGCTCCCGGCACAGGAGCTGACAACGCCTCCCGAAGTGCATCCCATGAAAGCGGAGTGGGAGGAACTGCTGAGCAGCCTCTGCACGCTGGGGTACCACACCGAGAGACAGACTGGTTATCTGAAGAAGGTCAACGAACTGCTGGCGCAGCTTCCGACTCGGACGCAGATGGACGAACTGCTGAAAGCGGTGAAGCATCTGGAGCAGATGAGCGAACAGGCTGGGAAGCGGAACGAAAAGCGTTTTTCTCTGCCCGGCATCAGGCTGCCCAGACTGCGGCTGCCGCACCTGGATGGTCCTACATGGGCGGTCCTGCTGATGGGGACGGCAGCGTTGCTTCTGCTGTGGTGGGTCTTGGGTACCGTCTGGAGCAGTCTCAGCCTGATGCTCCCGTGATGGACAGCACCACCATGCGCCCGCACACAGACAGGAAAACACTCCGCAAGAAGCAGCAAAAGAAAATCGCCCAGGGCCACGCCCAGGACGATCACGAAGAAGAACAGACTTGGCAGCAGACTATGTAAAGGAGGATGATCACATGAGTTATCAGCAGGCAATGTATGATCGGGAGCATCCCCGATACTCTGAGCCGACAGAATATATCACGATGGAAGTGGACGGACTGATTGTTGCTCTCCGCTTCAAAAACACCGTTACACAACCTGGCACAGTGTCGGAAATTGAGCAGACACTGTTGATGGCGCAGGACTTTGAAAATCTGAACAAGCCTGCTTGATTCAGTAGACTTTTTACCAGTGGTGTGGGATACTGTGTGTGCATATGAACCTTGACAACTGAATGAACAGCAAACCATATGCACCGCAGTCCTACACCAGAAAGGACAAGGTGCAATCATGGAAAAAAACAAGAGAGTATATTGCCTCTATCGAGTCTCTACCAAAGGACAGGTAGAAAAAGATGATATCCCGATGCAGAAACAATACTGCCGTGAATTTGCGGAAAGCCAGGGATGGACGATCATCAAAGAATTTGCGGAAAAAGGTGTCTCGGGTTTCAAGGTGGCTGCCGCTGACCGTGACGCCATTCAGGAGATCCGCCAGGACGCTGAGGAACGGAAGTTTGACATCCTGCTGGTGTTCATGTTCGACCGCCTGGGGCGGCGGGATGATGAGACGCCCTTCGTGGTGGAGTGGTTCATCCGCAACGGAATCGAAGTGTGGAGCGCAATGGAAGGGCAGCAGAAGATGGATGATCATATCGACAAACTGCTGAACTACATCCGTTATTGGCAGGCCTCCGGTGAGAGCCTCAAAACCTCCGCCCGAACAAAGACCCGCCTGTCGCAAATCGTGCAGGAGGGGCGGTTCCGTGGCGGGATTGTCCCATATGGATACCGCCTGGAAAAGCAGGGGCGCTTCAATAAAAAGAATCATGAAGTCAACGAAATTCTGATTGACCCGGATGAAGCCGCTGTGGTGCGCATCATCTTTGAAAAATATGTCCATGAGGGCTTCGGCGCACAGCGGTTGTCCCGGTGGCTATATCACAACGGCTATCTCAATCGAAAGGGAACCAACTTCGCCAATACCACCATCATCAAAATGCTGAAGAACATCATGTATGTAGGCATCCTGCGCAGTGGGGAAACACGCTCAGAAATCTTTCCAGAGCTGCAAATCGTTCCTCTGGATCTGTATGAGCGGGCACAGGAGCTGATGGAGGCCAGGACAATGCACCACAATGAGGTGCCCTTTAACTCCAAGGGGAAGGCGCTACTCTCCGGAATGGTCTACTGTGCCCACTGCGGTTCCAAGCTGATGCTGACCACCAGCAGCGGCAGACGTGCCAAGGGTGAGCCCAAGCGGGAAACCCGCATCCGCTACGCCTGCCACTACAAGATCCGCCATCCTCAGGACTGTGATGGTCAGACCGGATACTCCGGCGAGAAACTGGACGGCATCGTTGATAAGATTGTTATTCGGCTTTTTGAACGGATGAAGACTGCCCCCAGGAGCCAGCTCATTCAAAAGCAACGGGAGAAGGAACTTCAACTGGCAAACAGTTCGGTGGCCAATCTGGAGAAGCTCCATGCCGCCACGGAGCGGGAGCTGGAAAGCTACAAAAAAGAGATCATCAAGACCATCAACGGGACTGGCAGTTTCGGAGCAGATATTCTCGGTGAGATGATAGAGGAAACCCGGAACAAACTGTTGGATCTGGCACAGGAATTGGAACAGGCCAAAGCAAAAGCGGCTGATCTGGAGAGTTCTGCCGTTGCTATTCAAAAGGAGTATGATAAGATCATGACCTGGGCCGACCTGTATGCGGGAAGCAGCATCGAGGGTAAGAAGATGATCCTGCGGCAGCTCATTGATCGAGTAAATATCGGCAAGAACTTTGAAATCGAAGTAGAGCTCAACATCAGTGTGATACAGTTCTTCGACTTCCTGCATCCAGAAGGGGACAGGAGTGTGTACTATCGCGCTTCCTGAGTGTATAAAAAACTCGGGAGATCTCAAAACGAGATCTCCCGAATGTGGCAAATGACCCTAATTGTGATACAAATGAACCCCTTTTTGCGTCAGGGGGTTCACTTTGTGTAAAGGGGGTTCACTCCGAACCGAGAGGGGTTCACTCTGTCCACCTCAAAAGCAAAGAACAACTCAACTGCCGAGCGAACTAACCCTGCGGAGGTAGCAGCTCTTTTATTGCTACCCGCAGTTCTGTCCCAACTTCATATCCTTCATTCTGATAATGAGACTCAAGCGTTTTATGGTAGAAAATTAAAGAAACGCCGCAGTGTGAGGATTCCTCCAATGCTGACATAAGACGTTTCCCTATGCCAGCCTTCCGGTTTTTCTCTTTCACAAACATAAACTGCGGGTACAAGGTATCGCAGAGAACTCCGCCATATATAAAACCGACAAGCTCTGTTCCCTCATATGCGACAAAGCAATTATCCCGGTACTCTTTATAGCGTAGCAAAGCCCCTGTTGTCGCTTTAACTTGTGGAGAATACCATTCTGAATCATCACACAGATCACCGAATTGCGGTATATCAGAGAACTCAAACTTTTTAATTTGAACGGAATCCTCCATACGTTTTGCACTCCTCAACTCCGCACCCTACCTTAAATAGAAGGGCACTACCTACAGTGCTTATTTTAGCACAGATAGTCGCACATTTCCAGTAAAAAAACAGCCAAGCCCACAGGCCACTACACCTGTGGGCTTGGCGCTATTCTGCGGTCAAACCGTAATCTCATGCCCTGTCTGGAACTTAAAGGTCAGCCGCCCGTCCCGGTGGACGGTCACGGTGTCGATGACCGTGAGCCAGAGTCGATCATCGAACTCGGTGATGGAATCGCCGTACTCCGCCAGCTCGAACATAAAACCGCCGATATCCTCGGATTTGGCTTCCCGCTGAGCCTTTGTCGCCTGGAGCTTCTCCAGCTTGGCCTTGGCGGTTTCGTACCGCTCTGCCAGGCCGTTGTAGCGTTCCAGGTAAGCGGCCTGGTCCTGCGCCGTGGTGGAATTCTCCTCGATGCACCGCTTGGTTAGCTCGGCCACCACCTCCATTTCGGAAAGGAGCGCCGCTATCTCGCTGTCCAGGGAGCCGGTATCGGTGAGCGCCGCCTGCATGGTGCGGCACTCGTCCAGCAGCCGCTCTTTGTCCGCTACCAGCGCATTGAAGGCGTCCAGGAACCGAGCCTTGATCTCCTCCTCGGTCAGGTGCGGTGTCTGGCACTTTTCTTCTCCGGTGAACTTGCTGTTGCACCGCCAGATAGTGCGCCGGTATTTGTCGGTGGAATGCCAGACCTTGGAGCCGAAGTAACCGCCGCAGTCTCCGCAGACCAGGCGGGAGGAAAAGATGCTGTTACCGCTGTAGCTGCGCCCGATGGCTTTCCTGCGCTCCAGCTCCCGCTGCACCAGTTTCCACTCGGCGGGGTCGATGATGGCCGGATGGCTGTTCTCCACATAGTACTGCGGCACCTCGCCTTCGTTTTTCTTCTGCTTTTTGGTGAGGAAATCCACCGTGAACGCTTTTTGCAGGAGGGCATCGCCCTTGTACTTCTCGTTTTTGAGAATGCTCTCCACCGTGCTTGCCGCCCACTTTTTCTTGCCGGCGGGGGTGGGTATCCCTTCCCTGGTAAGAAGGCTGGCAATAGAACCTGTGGTCTTTCCGCTGAGAAACAGGCTGTAAATCCAGCGGACGGTTTCCGCTTCCTCCGGCACAATCTCCGGCAGACCGTTGTCGCCCTTCCGATAGCCCAGGAAGTGGCTGTACGGCAGGCTGACCTTTCCATCGGCGAAACGCTTTCTCTGTCCCCAGGTGACGTTCTCCGAAATGGAGCGGCTCTCCTCCTGCGCCAGGGAGGACATGATGGTAATCAACAGTTCGCCCTTGCTGTCCAGGGTGTAGATGTTTTCTTTCTCGAAGTAGACCTCCACACCCTTCTCTTTCAGCTTACGGACGGTCACCAGGCTGTCTACGGTGTTCCGGGCAAACCGGCTGACGGATTTCGTCACGATGAGGTCGATTTTCCCATCGAGCGCATCCCGCACCATTTGGTTGAAGCCCTCGCGCTTTTTGGTGTTCACCGCCGAAATGCCTTCATCGGTGTAGACCCTTACGAACTCCCATTCTGGCTTGGACTGAATGAAGCGGGTGTAGTAGTCCACCTGGGCTTCGTAGCTGGTGAGCTGCTCCTCGCTGGAGGTGGAGACACGGGCATAGGCCGCTACCCGCCGGCGCACCACAGCGTTTCGCGCCAGGTGCGTGATGGGCTGAATGGTGGGCGGGATGACCGTTACGGCTCTTGCCATTTCTCACCCCTCCTTTGCGCCAGCGCCCGCTGCCGGGCGATTTCCTTCATTTCCGGCGTCCAGCTCTTGGCCCTGGATATGTGTTCCCAATGCCGCTCTGCCGTGGAGCCGTCTTTGAAATGGAACACCAGGGTCTTGTCCGGGGGGGCATCGATGCCCTTGACTCTTTACAGGAAGACGCCCTCATCAAACTGTGAAAGGCCGAGTACCTGGGCGGCAAGGTCGTAGAGCACCTTCTCCGGGATCTGGGATGTGCCGCAGGAAGGCAGATCTGTCTGCACCGCAGTTGGGCAGTTCCAGAAATGTCGCTTTCCGCCGGTACATCGCTTGTAGTTGCGACCGCACACCGTGCAGGTAATCATGCTGGTAAAGGCCGACCGCCGGCGGGGCCGCTTGACCGGGCTATTCTCCGTAATTCCGGTAAGAAGCTCCTGGGCGGCATCGAAAGTGGCCTGGTCAATGATAGCTTCATGGGTGCCCTCCGCATAGTATTGGGGCAGCTCACCCCGGTTCGGAATTTCCTTCTTCTCCAGATGGTTGTTCCGGTACTGCTTTTGCAGGAGCGCGTTGCCCAGGTACTTCTCATTGGACAGCATCTCCCGGATTCGCATGGAGTTCCACTTTCCGCCCAGAACACCAGTGAACCCTCTCCGGTTTAGGTCGATGGCCAGGCTGGTAAGGGATTCTCCCTCCAAAGCCCTGCGGAATACCTCTTGCACTACCGCTGCCTTTTCCGGGTCAACGGCCACGCGGCCCTTCTCGATTTTGTACCCGAACAGGAAGCGAAGGTTGACCAGCTCACCGCGCTCGAAGCCCCGGCGAATCCGCCACTTCTGATTCTCGCTGGCGGAGCGGCTCTCTTCCTGTGCGTAGGAAGCCAGGATGGTCATCATCAGCTCTCCGTCCGAACTCATGGTGTGGATGTTCTGTTCCTCGAAATAAACGTCAACCCCCAGAGCTTTCAGCTCCCGGACGGTTTCCAGCAGGGTCACCGTGTTCCGTGCAAAGCGGGAGATGGATTTCGTGATGACCATATCGATGTTTCCGGCGCGGCACTCAGCCAGCAGGCTTTGAAACCCATCCCGGCCGTCCTTGGTGCCGGTGAACGCTTCATCGGCGTAGACCCCGCAGTAAAGCCAGCCAGTGTGCTTCTGGATCAGCGCGCTGTAGTAGCTCACCTGCGATGACAAAGAATGCAGCATGGCATCCTTCCCGGAAGAAACTCTGGCATAGGCTGCGACCCGCTTCAGGCTGGGCCGCATGGGTGCGGGGAATGAAATTTGTTGAATGGTTCTTGCCATTCCGTCACCTCCTTGTCCAGTGCATATTACCTCTCAAAGGGCCTGTTATCCAGCGATTTCGGCGATTCAAAGCGGAATATACTACACGAAGATACCTCGTGCTTTTTGGCGATAATTGTATCAATTTTGCAGTAGTCATCCTCGCTGATGATGCCCTGGCGGAGCATATTCCTGGCAAGGCTCATGGCGGTCTGATAGGCGGTCAGCCGCTGGTACAGCTCATCCATCGGCGCTCACCGCCTTTTTTCCGAGCTGCGGCATAGCAGGTGCGGGAGCAGTAACGCCGGACTTTCGCACCGCTTTGAAACGAGCGCCCACAATAGGCGCAGTTAAAGGTGTAGAGGGTGCGCTTTCCACCCTTGTCGGGATGGTCGTTCCACCAGGAGATGCGGCATGAGTCCGAGCAAAACCGCTTTCGCTTTCGGTGGGGTGTCTGGATGATGGGCTTCCCGCACCTCTCACAGATGTCTGGAACGGCAGCGGCATTCTCGCCAGCGGGATGGCGGCGGAGGTAGGTTTTCACACTGTTGACCGGCAGGGCCAGGGCGGCGGCGATTTTCTTATACCCCAGCCCTTCCTGACTGAGTTTATGGATTCTGAGCTTTTCGGCTTCTGTCATAACAAGCCCCTTTCCGAGAGGCATAAGGCACTTCTCACCTTACAGCCACGGAAAAGGGCAAATATGAGGATGACAAAAAAATAAAGGGGTGCAGCCACGAAAAACATGACTGCACCCCTTCGGCTGGGCGGATATTCAGTTGGGGATCTTCAGCTTCTGACCGCTGTAGATGGTGTCGCCGTCAAGGCCGTTGAGTGCCTTGATCTCCTTGTAGCGAACGCCGCTGCCCAGATACTTCTCGGCAATGCCCCAGAGGATGTCGCCCTTGACTACGGTGTGGACGCGGTAGGTCACCGCCGCGCTCCCCGCCAGCGCCAGGTCGGAGACCCGCACCGGAGACATGATGGCGTTGGCGCCGCTCTCGTTTTTGTTGATGACCGCACGGTCGCCGGAAACCTCGTAAACATACCACTTCTGCTTCCGCACCCAGGCGGGGATGGTCTGGCCGCCGTAGTACTTCGTCCCGGTGATGGTCACCAGATCGCCGGCCTTAATTTTACCGCCGGGCTGCTCCGGCTCCACAGGCGTGTCCGGCACAGAGCCGCCCAGCTTGTCCTTGACCGCCGCACGGAAAGTGTCCATATTCTTCCCGTGCTTCGGCCACCAGTGCAGCACGTCCCCGTGGTTGGACGCGATGCCCAGGTCATGGCCTTCGCAGTGGCAGATGATGTCCTGCTCTGTCAGACCATAGAGCTCGCAGAGATACACGCAGAGATACACCGCCTCGTTGTAGACCTTGTCCAGATAGGCGGCGTCCGTGAGATAATCCTCGCAGATCTCGAAAGAGATGTGGGTGTCGTTGCCGGAACCGGCGCAGTGCCAGCCCCGGTAGTCCCACGGCAGGGTCTGGTAGGTTGCCACAGTCCCATCAGCCAGCTTGCCAATGAAGGCGTGGACGCACACCTCCCGGTCCATGGACTGGTTCCAGTGGTTGTTGTACTGGTTCTTGCCAAGCAGTCCGTCATCCGGTCCCACGTAGCGTTTGAGCCAAGGGTTGTTGGCGCCGGTGGAGTGTACCATGATGCCCTTGGGGGTGATTCGGCGCCCCGCCTTGTAGCAGGCGTTGTTGGTGAAAATCAGTTTATGCAGATTCATTGTCGTTTCCTCCTTTGTCATGCAGTTGTTCCAGCACGTCTTTCAGCTTCTCCGGGATGGGCAGGCCCAGGTGTCCGGCGTTCTCCAGGAAAGAGATGCCCTCATTGGACAGGTAGAAGAAGATCACCGCCGTGCGCAGAGCGCCGCCCTCTCCCAGCACATACACGTCCACCAGGTTGCCGATGCCCACCAGCACAAAGATGAGTACCTTCCGGCAGATGCCCTTAAAGCCCACGGCGCTGGACAGCTTCTTGTCCGCGATGGCGCACATCACACCGGTGATGTAGTCCACCAGCACGAAGGCGATCAGCGCGTAGAGAAAACCGTCCACGCCTCCCAGGTACCAGCCCAGGAAGCCGCCCAGGGCGGAAAAGGCAAGCTGGATGCTGACCCAGATTGATTTCATTGTCTCGTCCTCCTTTGATTTGAATATGGAAAAGACGCCCCCCCGGCGGGAGCGCCTTTGTCCTCATGTCAGCCATTCCGGTTTCTCCGGGATGGTTTGTGTGTTGGTACCGTCCAGCCATGCGCGGTACCAGGTCTTCAGCTCCGAGAGCTGCTCCCCGGTGAGAGCGTCATACCACAGCCGCCCCCGGTTGATGACGGGGAAGCACTCCGTCTGCCGCCGCTGACGGTATGCGGTTTTCGCCGCCTCTGCCTGTTCCGCAGCGGCCTGTGCGTCATCGAAGACCAGGACGCCGTCCTGCACCCGGTAGGCGGTAAAGTGCTCCTCAAAATGAGAGAGGTCAGCCGGTTCCGCCGCTTCCACAGCGTCCAGCAGATCCCCCTCAAGGGCGTAGCTCACCACATAGCCCTGTTCGTTCAGCAATACTTTCATAGGCGTCACCTCAGTTGACCCCGAATACACGGTTGATCTGTCCGTTGCCGTTGCCCATGGAGAGCGTCACCAGGGAGCCGGAATAGGACAGGTTGAAGGATTTGTAGTTGGACTCGTCCGCGATCTGGAAGGAGACAGCGGAGGTAGTCAGCATGATCTTCGGCACCACCAGGGACGCACGGGACGCCGAGCTGTTAGGCCGGCCTATGAACACATAGAAGTTGTAGTTCCCGTAATTGAAGGTGATGCTCCCGCTGGTCAGCGTCCCGTTGTAGAGGGATGTGGCGCTGATGCCCAGGTTTGTCCGAGCCGCCGCTGCGGTCTTCGCACCGGTGCCGCCGTAGGCAATCGCCAAGGCGTTGGTCAGCGAGATGGACGTCCAGGAATTCCGGTCATACGCCATTTTGACCGCATAGGGCGTCGCCGCCAGCGAACCACTGGTAGAGTTCAGGCTGTTGGACAGCATGGTGATGCCGTACCGGGCGGTGGTAGCCGGGAGACAGTTCAGTGCGATCCACCACGTCCCGTTATACACAAAATGCACCATCTGGTTGGCTGTCCACATATTTGCGTTGACGTAGTATCCGTTCGTTCCGCAGATGGCTATAGCCCCGGTCCCGTTCACATTCATGGACGGAGAGGTTGCCGTGTTGGCGTAGGTGAACTGCACCGCCAGCAGCGCCCCCTTCTCCAGCCTGAACTCATCGCAGGTGACCACCTTTGTCTGTGTGGCGGCGGCGGTTTCGCAGACGCCGAAGTAGGGTTTGTCAAAGGTGTAGTCGATGTCATCCGGGATCAACGTCCCCTCAATGCGTGTGTCTCCCACCACATGAAGCGCCGCCTCCGGGCTTGGGGTATTGATACCCACCATCTTCTTGCGAAGCGCCACCAGGGGCGTGCCCTGGGAGACAACGAAATACAGATCCAGCGAGGTCAGCGAATTGAGCTGGTCGCGGATCTGCAGGTGGAAGTCATAGGACGATTCGGAATCAAGGTTGCACAGCTCCAGATTGGAAAAGGAGAAGCTGGAACTGGTGGCGGTCACCGAGCTAAGGATGCTGGTGTAGCTGTTGTACGAGGACGCACTGGTGAGCTTATAGCGGTACCGAGCATAGAGCAGGCTGTTCTTCTGCGCCCCATCCACCGTGATGGGCGAAATGCTGCCATTGAACACGAGCTGCATCTCGGTCTCGATGTCGTTGGTGCGCCGCAGGGACACGTAGTTTACCCTGGGTTTCGAGTACGGCGCCACAGTGACGCTCTGGGTAACGGATGCGGTGTATCCCCGCGAGTCCGTCACCGTTAGGGTGATGTCCCGTGTGCCGGATGTGCCGATGGTCCCCAGGGAGAGGGCCGCGCCTGTGGTGTTGGATTTCGTCACGCCGCTGCACACCGCCGAATAGGACACGATGGAAGCGCCGTTCCTCGCCGTAGCGGTTCCGGGGGTGACTGTCAGCCGGGAGTAGTCCTGGATGAGCACCTGGTCGTTGTCCGTAATGGCGGTGGTGGTCGAGTAGCTGTCAGCGAAGGTGAATCCGGAGATGCTCGGCCCCGAATTTGCCTGTGAAGTTCGGATGGTGCAAGTACAGGTGGATGCGCTGCCGATCTGGGTACTTCCGCTCTTGGTTACCAGTTCGATGGTGGCGGTGAAGGACTTGACGCTGGCCATGGCGTTCAGCAGCGTTGTCCGCTCCGAAGAGGTCAGGGTAATGGTGCGGTTAGCTGTTCCCGCCGACCAGATGCGCCCCGCCAGGGACAGGTAGGTCGTGGAACCGTTTTTGATGGTGATATAGTTGGTGTAAGCGGCATTGTACACTGTCACCCGCAGGGAAAGGCTGATGGAAGCAGTGTCCGCCGCAAAACTGCCGCAGCTTAAAAGCACCGCGCCTCCCAGGGTCTTGGCGGATATTGTGGAAGAGGTGCCATACACCTGGTTGGCGCGCTTTCTTGCCCGTACCCGCACCGAGTAGGTGGTGTTGGGCGAAAGCGTGGAAAGGGTGACGCTGGCGCTGGTCCCCGCCGTGGTGGAGAACTGCGTCCAGGAAGTACCCCCATTCAAGCTGTACTGCCAGAGGTCGGCGGTGGCCGAGGAGGATGCGGAGATCTTAAACCCATTGGCAGTGATGCTGGAAACCGAGCAGGACACCGTGGGAGCGGAGCGGTCAATGCTATTCAGGGTTACGGTGGTGGAAGCTGTAATAGTTCCAATAGACACACCGGAATAAGTGCCGGAAAACCGCCACGAAGCGGAAAGTGCCACGCCGGATTTCGTTCCATCCGCATTGTGGCTGACCCTCACGGTCTTGGTCTTCAGCAGCTTCTTTTTCCAGCCGCTGGAGTAATCCTCGATGGCGGGTACGGTGTAGGTTTCGCTGACGCCGTTGATAGAGATGGTGGAGTCGCTTCTCGCCCCAACATCAAGGGTATAGTAGGACAGATACACTTTCAGGGTGACATCGGTATAGTTGGCGGTCACGCTCTGTGCGCCGCTCCACTCGCAGTACAGGCCGAAGCTGGAAACGGGATAGTTCTGAAATGTGCCGCTGAGAGCCATTGCTCCACCTCCTTAGTCCAGAATCACGATGTTCAGCCCCTCGGACGCTGTGGCCATGGGGACGAACTTCGTCTTGCCCACCGTGAGTTCGCCGTCCACGGTGGTTTTCTTTGTGATGGTCTCATCCTTGTTCAGGGAGAAAATCTTTTCCTCGTTGTAGTAGCCGGAGAATTCCGTATTGTTGATGACCGTCCGCTGGGCTGAGTCCGCGTTGGACACCTCGATGCCCCGGCGGTCGATCTTTACCTCGGAGGTGTAAATCTCATTGGGCGCCGGCGTCCATTTGTGAAGAGACGCCCCCTCCGTCAGCATGATGTCCGAGACGAACAGGCTGGCATCGCGGGAGTAGATTTTGATGGTGATGACGCTGTCCTGCACGTCCGGGAGCAGAGCGGTGTATTCCGTCCACTCAAAGGACACCGAGGTATTGAACAGGTCGATCTCCGTATCGCCGTTGATGACGGCCCGGACATAGGCGTTGTAGGTGGAGGTTTTCTTGGCCTTCACCGTCAGCCGGTAGGCCTGACCCGGCACGATGCTGTCCACCACCTGGGTCAGCGTACTGTAGGCGGCAAGCTGGAAGCAGGAGTTGGACACGGTACTGTTCTTGGTTTCCGCACCCTGCTGGGCGGTGATCGTCCCGGCATAGGTCCAGTCATCGGAAAGGCCGTTTAAGCCGGCGGAGTTGCGGACAAAGTTGATGCCGCCGCTGTACTGCTCCTGCATGGTGAGGGACAGCCCGTCCACCGACTGCTGAAGCTGGGACATCTGCCCCTCGATGAGCCGGAGGTTTTCCTGCTCCTCCGTCAGCTCCCCGGTGACGTCCTCCACCGACTCGGTGAGGTCGGCCACATAGCTGTTCAGCCCATCGATGGACTGCTGGAACTGGCTGACCCTGCCGCTGACCTCCTCCAGGGAGTCCGTGGTGGCATAGGCGCTGAACATGACCTCGCCGCTTTCCAGATCCCACCAGGAGGAACCGTCCTGGGACTGGATCACCCCGGCCTTAATGATGTTGGCGATGAGAGAGCCGGAGGTGATGAAATCCGCCACGATCTGCCCATCGGCGGTGATGGCGGTTTCATAGGGGCCGTTGTAGCCGCTGCCGGAGAAGCCAAGCCCCTCCACATTCCACCGCCAGACATTGACCGCATCCTCGATGGAGGGCTGGTCAAGAATCAGCAGCTCGTAAGGAAGGCCGCTTTCACTGTCGGTGTGCAGCACCACATAGCCGCCGGGCTGACCGGTGATGCGGTCGGTGGCGTTCTGGATGGCGGAGTTCATCAGTGCTGGGAAACGACCAGCCTTCTCCGCCGCTTCCTCCGCGCCGGCTTTGGCGTCCGAGACGTTGTTCAGCAGATTGGCCTTGCCGCTGCCCAGGGTGACGGACACATACTTCTCCGCCAGGGTGTCGTAAACCGTGGTGATGACTTTTGCCTTGGCGGTGATGCCCAGAGCGGAATGCCGGATGGTCACGGTATCGCAGAGGGACACCCGCTCCAGCACGGCGGCATACTCCGGCTGCTTCCACAGCGGCTCGAAAGAAACGGTGAGCGCGGGAACCTCCACCCCCAGGGGATTGTTCGCCAAATATGTCTGCGCCTTGGTGCGGAGAGCATCCTCGGTGATGGCTTCTTCCTCTCCAAAGCTGTCGGTAAAATCCCGGATGAGGGTCTTGCGCTGGGACAGCGTGGTGTCCGCAATGGGAAGCAGCACCTCGGTGAGGGTGACCACCGTTTCGCTCCCGTCCTCGGCGGAGATCACCGCGTAAGGCAGCAGGTCGGTGTACACCTCGGTGATATCACTGTCGTGCTCCAGCTCGGTGAGGTTTTTGCCGTACTCGATCACCACTTCGGTATGCTGGCCGCGCCCCTGGTGGTGGATGACGTGGAAGTTGTCCCACTCATACTCGCCGCCCCACAGATCAAGAAAGGAACCGGCCACGCCGCCCAGACAAGCACGGACGCTCTGGGGCTTGGCCACGGAGAAGGGCTTTGCCTCGGAGTAGTCTGTCTGACAGGTGAAGCTGTGGGCGGTGGCGGTGTTCTGAAACACGCGCTGCATGGCAAGAGCCGGTGAAATGCTCTCGCTGGACCAGGTCAAGGCGGCGATATTAGAGAGGTCGTAGGAGATGTGCTGGGCATACACCGTTACCACGCTATCAATGGGCGTGGTGATGCGGTAGATGCGGAAGGCCTGGTCATCGGCGGTATCATTGGGTTTGGCCTTGATGATCCGCTCAGAGGACAGCTCCCCATAGTTCCTCCCTGTGACGGGGTATTGGAGCACCAGCTCGTAGGTGCCGTTTCGCTCCTCGGTCACCTCACAGGAGATACAATCGGCCAGCACGCCGATGCCGTAGGTGGAGAAATCCACCGCATTTGCTTTGAACAGAACCGGAATCATAGTGTCACCCACCTCGGCTGTACCACCAGGCTGGTCACCGTCCCCACCCAGGAGATGGTGTTGACGCCGGGCTGCAGCCTGGGAAATCCGTCCCCGCTGACCTTGTCGTTCATGGGGGTCGTGCCGGAGTAAAAGTTCATCTGCTCACTGTCGCAGACGATGCTCCCGTCCAGCCCGGTAAAGACCCAGCTCTTGTTCTGACCGCCGCCCTGTATGGTCAGGGTAACCGTCCCTTCCCCGGTGAGGGTGAGGATAGGCAGAGACTCAAAGCTCTCCGGGTTGGTCACCGTGGAGCCGGACTGTGTGAGGGTGATGGGCTCAGTCCCCGCCACACTGTAACGGAAGGGCTGGCAGGAGAAGCTGACGGTGAACACACCGATGCGGTTGAGCTGATCCTCGATGTCCAGGCTCCCGGAATACACCGCCTTTCGTGTGTAGAGGGTATCATAGCTGTCGGACAGGGTGTGGTAGGCGTTCTGCTCCCCATAGAGCCAGGCCTCCTTGACCTTGGTGATCTTCTCCGCCAGTTCGGCGATGGACTTGGCGGGCAGGAACACGGAATAGGTCACCTGCACATTGGGGTAGCGGCCATTGGGCAGGATGAGGTCGCCGTTTCTGCCGGGGATGGACTGGAAGGTCACATCGTACTCCGGGGCAGAAAACACATTCTTGCTCTCAATGCGAAGCCCCATGTCCAGGGACGAAACCCCGTTATACACAAAATAGTTCATGCGAAGACCACCCCTTTCCGCTTGGCAAACTGGCCGGCGGTCACCATGATCTCATTGGTGAGCTGCCGGATGTCCTCATTGGTATAGTTGTTGAAGGTGCCGATGTTCAGCTGCAGGACGAAGCCGCTCTTCCCAGCGCCGCCGGAAACAGCGGAGGCCATGGCGTTTTCCATGCTGCCCTTCACGGAGAAATCTGTGGGCAGCGCCGTGGTCATATCCTTGGCGAGGTCCTGCATGACCCCGTTGATGTCCTTGCTCATGCCCTCGGCGGCTTTCACCGCCTGACCGCCGTTGTCCACAATGGAACCGGCAAGGCCCTCCACCAGCATTTCGCCCACCCAGGCCATTTCTTTGGAAGGCGAGTTGATGCCGAAGAAGCCCAGGATACCGTCCCAGATGCCGGAGATCCAGCCGGACACTTTGTCCCAGATCCATCCGGCCAGTGACTGGATGCCCTGCCACAGGCCGCGCACCAGGTTGGCGCCCACCTCGGCGATCTTGGAAACGCCCTGACCGAGGGCCGAAACGATCCCCGTGATGATCTGCGGGATTGCCTTCACGATCTCCGCAATGATGGTCGGGAGATTCGCAATCAGGGATACCAGCAGCTCCACACCGGCCTGGATGATTTGAGGGATGCTGTTGATAAGAGCGTTTACGATGCCGGTGATGATCTGCGGGATAGCCGCTACAATGGTAGTAATGATCTGGGGCAGCGCCTGGATGAGCGACACCAGCAGGTCGATGCCCGCCTGGATGATCTGCGGAATGGAGTTCAAAACGGCTGTGATAATGCCTTCGATGATCTGGGGAATAGCCGCGACTATGGCGGCGATGATGTCCGGCAGAGCCGCCACCAGCGAGGTCAGAAGCTGGATGCCTGTCTCAATGATCTGGGGGATGGCGTCCAGCAGGAAGGTCACGATGCCGTTGATGATCTCCGGCAGGGCCGCGATAAGCACCGGCAGGGCGTTGAGGATGCCCTGGGCCAGTCCCGTAACCAGCTGCAAAGCCGCGTCCAGGATGAGGGGCAGATTGGCGATAAGGGTCTGGCAGATCTGCACCACCATCTGCACAATGGTGGGAACCAGCTGGGGCAGTGCGGAAGCGATGCCGGAAGCCAGGGTTGCCACCACCTGCATTGCCGCCTGTAAAAGCTGTGGCGCCAGCTCGGTCAGACTGGTGACGAGCTGGAGAACAATGGACAGGGCGGCTGCGGCCAGTTTGGGCAGCGCGTTCACAATGCCGGTGACAAGGGTGGCGATGATATTCACCCCGGCTTCCAGCAGTACCGGAAGGCTGGCGAGGATGGCTTCCCCGATGACCGGCACAATGGTGGAGAGCTTCTCCATTAACACAGACACCAGGCCGGAGATGCCCTCGGCAAAAGTCTCGGCAGCTACGGCGGTGCCGTTCAGCACGCCCTGCAACCCCTCGCCCATGAGGGACACGAAGGGAATCATGGCGGTAAGAACATCCGCCGCCATGGTCTTCAGCGTGGTCATGATGGGTTCCGCAATGGCGCCCAGCTGGGCGTAGGCGTCTGTAAGGAGCGCCTGGGCACGCTGGGCTTCCATCACATCCCCATTGAGGGTTTTGTAGTTTTCCGCCGCTTCCTGGTACAGGCCGTTGAGGGTATCGGTGATGAGCGCGGCGCGTTCCTGCTCGGAACTGCAGCCATCCAGCGCCGACTGGAAGGCCTCCTCATTGACCCCTGCCCAGTTGAGGGCGTCCGCCAGCTGGCCGGTGATGGTGCCGGTCTTGGCGGTCTCATTGGCGGCTTCGGTCAAACCTTCAATGGGAAGGCTGTCCCCGAAGGTGGCCCACACGCCGGCGGCGATATCCGTCCACTGCGCCAGCTCTTCCTCGGTGGAGCAGAGCTTGGCGAGGTGGTTGACTGCTTCCACGCTGCGGTCCTCTTCGCCCAGGATGGCATAAAAGCCGGTGTAGGCTTCGCCGGCTTGTTCCGCCGTAAACCCGGCGGTGGTGAAGGCTGCGTCCAGCTTGGCATGATCCTCCCGGTATTTCCGTGTGGATTCCGCCAGGTCGAGGAAACTCTTGGTCAGCCCGGCGAGGGCGGCGCCGGCGGCGGCAACAGCGGCACCCGCCGTGACCGCCAGGCCTTTGAGGACGGAGCCGACCTTCTCCAGCTTGCCGGAAGCCTTATCGGTCTTGTCAGCGGCGTCATCGATCTCATCCCCGAACTTGTCCGTCTGCTGGGCTGCATCCCGCATCTCATCGCCCATGGAATCGATGGCCCTCTGGTTCTGGTCAAGCTCCCGCTCCATGTTGTTCAGAGAGGCCTGGGCATTGTTGAGCTGGATCTGCCACTGCTGGGTGCGCCGGTCGTTCTCCCCGAAAGAGGTGGAAGCGTTCTCCAGCGCCTTGCGCAGGGTCTCGATTTTCTTCTTCTGGGTATCGATCTCCTTGCCCAGCACCTGATTCCGGGCGGTGAGGGCTTCCACGGAATCATCGTTTTTGTCAAACTGGGACTGTACGACCTTCATTTCGGAGCCGAGGACCTTGAAGGACTGGTTGATGTCCGCCAGCGCCTTCTTGAATTCCTTTTCGCCCTCCAGCCCGATTTTCAGGCCAAAGTTATCCGCCATCCGTGGTCACCTCCTTCAAAATGGCATAAAAAAAGCCCGGATTACTCCAGGCAAAAGAAAAGAGCCGATGACTCGACTCTTTCCAAAACTCGATTCAGTTTCCTTGCATTTTTCGGAGCTGGGCGTCAATATCCCGCCCGCCGTACATGACGCAGAGCACCGTGACGGTTTTTACCTGGTGGTTTGGGATGTAGAACACCAGGTAATTGTCCACCGGCATGACCCGGAGGTTGCGGCTGCTCCATGGCTCTCGGTCGTAGACCCGGAACCGCTCCGGCATCTCATCCAGCTTGAGGATGTTCTCCTCCAAGCGGTCCAGCTGGCCATTGGCGTTTTGCTCCGACTGAAGCTCCACCGCGATAT